TTTCTAGCGCGAAGGTTACCAGTGACGCAAACGTTAAGAGTCTTACTGACTCCGAAGTTCATGCGGCGACTCAACGCAATCGGCTCCTGAGATACTTGCAGGAGAAGTTGAACATAAACATAGAATCATTACGCGCGGCAGAAGTCCGCGATTGGCTAGAACATGACGACCTTGACCCTATCGTGCGGCTGCTGCTTGAGCAACGTCTCGAAGCCGCTAAATCTTCGGGCTCTAAGTATACGCGCGGACTGCGCATGCTTGGCCCTGGAGATCGCATGCGAAACACCATTCAGTTTAACGGTGCCGGACGTACTGGCCGCCATTCCGGCCGAGGATTCCAGCCGCATAACATGGCACGACCCGTGCTCACAGTGCGCCGCGAAACGGGTCGCATTGAGCTTTCTCCAGTTAAAGCGACCTACATAGATGATGTCATACTACCGGGAATATATAGCGGCGCGGCGCTCTGCAACCCGCTAGTGTTTGGCGGTCCTAATGAGGCCTGCGCTTTGGCACTTCGCCATGTTATCACGGCTGCACCCGGCAACGAGCTTGTCGTCGCCGACTTCCGAAACATCGAGTCGGTAATCACGGCGTGGATTTCGGACCAAGCTGATGAGCTGGCCGCGTTCGCCGACGCATTCGCTAACCCAAAGGATAAAACGAAAGATGTCTACCGCATCCAATGGTCGCAATTCTTCGGTACGCCGGTCCTTGAAGTTAACGACACAGAACGGCAAGGCGGCAAGGTTAGCAAGCTCGCGTTTGGCTTTGGCGGGGGAGTTGGAGCGCTCGTTACGATGGCAGCGGGATACCAAATGGATCTGGCGCCTCTTGCAGACATCATCCTTCCTCGCGCCACGGCCGAGCAGAAAGCCAAAGCCTATAAAGCGTGGCGCCGCGCGTTCTTACTCGGCGAAGACTACGAACTTGAGCCCAAAGTCTACCAGGCGTGCGACATCCTCAAGCAAATCTATAGAGCCACGAACGACAAGATCGATCAGATGCGACACGACGTCGACACCGCTATCAAGGAAGCAATCAGGGCGCCGAATCAGAAGGTTTTCAATGTCGCGCGTTGCAAGATCTGGAGTACGGGCGCGTTCCTGATCATTGAGCTGCCGAACGGCGACCGACTGCTGTACGCGCAGCCGAAGATTTGGATCGAGGAGCAGCCGAACCCCGAGGGAGAGAAGCCGTGGATCACAGAGACGGTCACATACGTGACGGCCAGGGGTCGGAGCTGGAGGCGAGAGCGGGCCTGGTCCGGGTTGTTTATAGAAAACGTAGTTCAGTCAATAGCCAATAGAGTTTTGCGCGCCGCGATGCTGCGAGTGCATGAGGATACACTGACGGTGCCGGCGGTGGCGGCGTATTTGAACACACTGCCGCCCGAGGCACGTACTGCCATTTGTCTCCACGTGCACGATGAGATCGCGCTCGACGTCCCGGTTGGATCGTACTCGAAAGAGCGGCTGATGGAGGTCGCTTGCAGGCCGGAGCCTTGGATGGCCGGGCTGCCGATGGCGGCAGACGGTTGGATCAACTTCAGATACGGAAAGAGGTGATGAATGGACAAGACTGACTTCGACGCAAAGGCGAAATTCCTGGCGACGCTACCGCAGGAAGAGAACGTTCTGCCGCGTACGCTGGTGATCAAGCCGCTGGTGTACAAACAGCCGGCGCCGGCAAACGACCTGATGTTCAGCGGTGTGTACGGCGGTCAGGATGGTGATATTTGGACCGCGACGTTCTATGACAACAATGAAGCTCAAGCCTTCATCATTGGCAGTAATCATTTCGGGCGTCCAGTCAAAGGCGTCAAGGTGACGCTCTCGCCAGATGAAAAACCCGCTGAATACGTGGCGCCAAAGAACGCTGACGGCGAGACGATACACTAATGGCTCAACGCGAATATAAGGTTGAAGACTATCTAGTCGAGCGCGTGGGGTTAATGGGCGGCGCGTGTGAGAAATACACGAACCCAGGACATCGCGGTGATCCAGATAGGTTGCTATCCTTTCCCTGCAGATATCATTGCTTGGTTGAGACGAAATGGGCGCAGAGAGTAAAACCTATGGGGCATCAGCTTCGAAGGCATGATTTCTGGCGCCTAAGAGGCATGGACGTCTATGTTGTCGGCTCAGAAGGTGAAGTGGACGTACTACTGCAACACCTCCATGTTCATCACAACGTTCCGTTTGATCCATGATTGAGCATTTCGAACCGCGCCCCTGGGGCAGGATCGCAACTAAGTTCCTGATCGATAACCCACGCGCTATGCTGGTGGCTGACCCTGGGCTCGGGAAAACCAGCATGACATTGTCGGCTCTGGATCTTTTGAAGATGGGGGGCTCGTCGTACTTCCCAGCGCTGGTGCTCGCACCGAAGCGTGTGGCAGATGTGGTGTGGACCGGCGAACGCGACAAGTTTGACGCGTTCCAGGGCATGAGCATCGTGAAGGTGATGGGCGAACGCGACCAGCGAGTCGCAGCGCTGCGGAAGTCGATTGCAGACATCTACGTCATCAACTACGACAACATTCCGTGGCTGGTGCAACAGTTCGGGGGCGATAAATGGCCGTTCAAGATAGTGGCAGCGGACGAGAGTTCGAAGCTCAAAGGTCACCGGATGAACAAGGGCGGCGTGCGTGCGAACGCATTGTCACAGATAGCGCGCTTTACCGGGCGATGGTGGAACCTCACTGGCACACCTTGTCCGAACGGGCTGCAAGATCTGTGGGGCCAGATGTGGTTCGTGGACTTTGGCGAACGCTTGAAGCGGACCTATTCCGCCTATCTAGAGGCGTACTTCATGGAGAATCAGTACACCCGAAAGATAGTGACACAGCATGGATGCGACGAACTGATTCACAACCTGGTGGCGGACCGGATGCTTGTGCTGCGTGCCGAAGATTGGTTGGACATTCAGAAACCGCAGGAGATTCCAATCGAGGTTCAGCTCTCGCCCGAAGCATACGCCCAGTACCGGGGGATGGAAAAGAACTACTTTCTGTCGATTAGCGATCACGAGATAGAAGCCGGCACAGCGATGGTGAAGTCCACGAAACTTCTGCAGATGGCTAGTGGCGGCATCTACGACACGAAGACTGAGACCGAGCACTGGATACATGACGCGAAGATCGAGGCACTGGAAGACATCGTCGAGCAGATAGGCAACGAGCCGCTGTTGGTCTCGTACTGGTGGAAGTTTGATATACCAAAGATCCTGAAGGCGTTCCCACAGGCGCGCGTCTACAACGGGCAGAAGGAAGAGGATGAATGGAACGCGGGCAAGATCAAGATGCTGCTACTGCACGAGCAGTCTGCATTCGGATTAAACCTACATGGACCATGCCGCAATCTCTGTTTCTACAGCTATTTCTGGAACGCGGAATTGTGGACACAGATGATCAATCGCATCGGCCCTACGCGTCAGGCGCAGGCGGGATTTAAACGCGTCGTGCGAGTGTGGAGCATACGCACGGTGGGTACTATAGAGGCCGACGTTGTAGAGAGTAACGAAGGTAAGATTTCAATTGAAGGGGCCTTAAAAAGGGCGCGAGCCCGCAGGAGACTACTGAATGAGTCCTAGTGAAAGCAAACGAATTCTAGTGATCCCTGACACCCAATGCCGTCCCGGCGTTCCACTTGAACACTTGGATTGGTTAGGTCAGGCAATTGTTGACTACAGGCCGGACATCGTCGTACACATTGGCGACCATTTCGACATGCCGAGTCTGTCCAAATACGAGTCTCCCGGTTCAGCATACATGGAAGGGAAACGTATTCTGAACGACATAGCCACGGGCAACGAAGGATTCGCACGACTCAACGCACCCATGGCTGCCGAGATCGCACGACGCCGCGAGAAGCATCGCAAACGCTGGGAGCCGCGTCGCGTGTTCCTGATGGGCAACCACGAGAACAGGATAGTACGCGCCGTACACGAAGAACCTAAACTCGACGGGCTATTGTCCCTGGACATGCTGAAGGTGCCCGAAGGGTGGGAAACTCACCCGTTTCTGGAAATTGTCGAGATCGAAGGCATCCTTTTTAGCCATTACTTCTCCAACACGCAGAGCGGCAAGGCTATCGGCGGCAGCATCGATAACCGGCTGAACCGGATAGGGCGCTCGTTCGTGATGGGGCATCAGCAGGGTCTGCTCTACGGGATTCGGCAATTTCCTGGAAGCTTGATGCGTCACGGGCTGGTGTGCGGCAGCTTCTATCAACACGATGAGCACTATCGCGACGCCCAATCTAACGGAGAATGGAGGGGTATAGTAGTTTTGAACGAAGTGCGAGATGAAGGCTACGACATCATGCCTCTCAGCATGAACTACCTACGAAGGAGATACAGCTAATGCCATACATCAAACAAGATGACAGAGCGCGCGTGCTGCGGGATGGTCCGCGCACGCCGGGCGAACTGAATTTCTTGATCAGCTTCCACGCGAATCAGATGTTGCGGATGGTGACGCACGGTAAGCCGCCTAGCTACCACGAGCGCAGCGCGATCCGCGCCGCAATCACAGACGCGTCGGACGAATTCTATCGTCGCAAAATGGCTGACTACGAAGACGGTGCCAAGCACCGAAACGGAGACTGCTATGACCCTGAATAAAGACCTGGTTTGGTATTGCGCCGGCCCGATGACGGGCTACGCACGCTTCAACTACCCGATGTTCCGAGCCGCCGCAGAATATATGCGCGGGCTCGGGCTCACAGTCATCTCGCCAACAGAACTGGACAGCGAGTTGATGCAGCAGGTGGCTTGGGATTCGCCGGATGGCGATGCGTCCACGTTGACGAAGGCGACCGGCGAGACCTGGGGCGACGTGCTCGCGCGCGACGTGAAGGTCATCTCTGATACGCTGGGCGGCATCGTCGTGCTGCCGGATTGGTTTAAGTCTCGTGGCGCGCGCCTAGAAGTGTTCGTGGGCCTGCTGACTGGCAAAGAATTCGGCGCGTTCTACTTCAATCACGCGAATGACCCGGTGCTCGAAGTGGCGCCCGTCGGGTGGATTCGCAAAGTGATGCGAGAGCACATTCCGTGATTTCACTGGTGGTAGTAAAGGCCGCGCTGAACGTGGTCATCGCCTGTACGCTGCGTAAGGATCCGCCTTACGCGGCATTTTTTCTGTGCCTGGCGCTCGCAGATTGCGCTAGTATCTGGGTGCTAGTCACCCGAGGATGTAAATTATGAGTAGTATCTATGGCGGTGA